TGATGAGAGGGTGCCCGATGCGGTGTTGCTGTAGCCAATCGCTGATGAGTTGGTGCCGCTTGCCACCTGCGTTACGGCGGCGTGTCTACTCTGAATATCAACAGCATTCGTTCCGCGAGCGTTGCCCGTCAAGTCGCCAGCAATGATCGCTCCGGTTCCTTTCTTCCCTAGCTGCAAAGGTATATTCGTATCCGAGCCGGACGCTTCTAACTTGGGACCAACGCCTGTTGCGGAGTTGGTGACGTTCAGGTAGTTGACTGCGGAAGTTGTCTTGGTGAACAATACTTGTTCGTTTGACGAATCATCAAGAATGCCGTTTGCCGTAGGAACAGAAAGCATCGCAGTTCGGTGCTGAGTTACGCTTGCTTGAGATATGCGAGCATTGGCAAGTGTTCCACTTGTGATATTGCTTGCTGCGTGGTTGTGGCTAGTGGCTGCCTTGGCGTTGAGCTGGGTTTGGATTGCTGAAGTGACACCGGCCGAGTAGTTAAGTTCAGTGGCCGTAGCTGTGATTGCAGCGAGATTGCCACTGGCGGCGTCAAGCAGTCCAGCGTTGTCGTAGGCACGTTGAGCCGGGCCAGGGTTGGTCGCCCGCACGTCTTGCCGCTTCGTTCCGTTGGTCATCGTATCTGTTGACATAAGTTCTTTCTACGTTGTTTAGACCCGAGACGGCTGCGGAGTGCGGTTGTTGGCGCGGGACTGCTCGTACTTCGAGCGGGGATCGAGTTGCCCAAGTGTAAGCTTCCCGACCACAGCCTGGTGGGCAGCGACGCGATAGGCGCGCTGCTGATTGGAGCAGTCGATCGATGCGCGGATGGCCTGCTGGTTGGTACCTTCGTTGCGTTGATGAGCCTGTTTACTTGCGAGACGGCTACGGAGACGCTGCGCGTCCGTGATCTTCACGTTAAGCTTTTCCTGCTCTTCGTAGAGCTCGTTGAGAAGGTTGTCAACGTCACGGACCTGAACAACAAGCTGCACTTCAGGACTGGTGTCTTCGGGGATGTCCTGCTCTTCAAATACGGAATCCGCCTTGATCTTTCGCAAGGTCTCGCGACCGAAATCTGGCGCGACGCGGGATACCCACTCGCGCGTAAGGTCTTCCCGACCAACCATGTCGCCCAAGACCTGAATGATCGGCAAACCGTCTTCAGTCCAATGAGCGTCGTCGGCCGGGTCAAGAGTAAGTAACGCTTCTTTGATCTGATCCATGGTGTCTCTCCCTATGTGATATCGTCGATGTCATCCTCTGCCTGAAGCTGGTAGGCGGTGTTGCCCTGTCGCAGCCTCTCGATCACAGCCTGACTGGTTGTGGCCGGTGTAATGGTGTGCGTGCCGGAGCCTGTACCTGTAACGTCCACGGGCGCAGAACCCTCGAGCGCTTCGTTATGGCTTGTGTGCAACTTGAACGTGTCGGCGTCAATCTTGTTGAGCCAGTAGAGCGTACCAACAGCCAGGCCCGCAGGCAGTGCGCCGCCAGCGTTGGTGAGCACGAACGGTCCGTCGCCAGTGGCGTGTCCGTGAGTGGTCACGGTAGCAATGTCAGTGACCGCCACGGTGACCACCTGACCCGTACCTGTACTGTCGAGCGCCGCAGAAACGGCAGCGGCCCAAACGGCCAGTCGGCGACGTTTGGTCGTCAACAGGTTCTTGACTGAGTAGCGAAGGTGTCGTAGTCGTGGCAGGCGGATGCTCATCGTTTGTTGCTCCTAAGAAAAATACCGGTCCGGTTTCCCAGACCGGTATTTTTAATTATAAGTTGAATGGTCCAACGGCTTACGCCTCGCGAGTGACCAGGCGAGCAAACTTGATCATCTTGCGTTCAGGGAGACGACGCGACCAGTTGGCTGCGGTCTCGATGTCGCTGTTGGCCGGTCCACCGTCAGGGATTGAACCCTGGATGAAGGCGTGACCGGTCGGGTGGATCCCGATGACCTTACGAGTTGTCAAGACTTCTTGACCGTCGCCGTTGCCGGCAAGCTCTTCGGTGTGGACTGCGACCGGACGGTCGTGAGTTGCCTCGCCGAATTGTGCCGCACCTTGACCGAAGAACCAGGTGTCGTAGACGCTACCGGTGCGAGGCATCGCGTCGTCCACGATGACACGCATGCCACGGTAGACTTCGATGTTGGTCTCACCGCGAGCGTCGGGGATGAAGTCGATCAGGTTGAGCTTCTTCATTCGGGTGTAAACAACCGAGTGGACAAGCATCGCGCCGAGATCGTTCATCGAGTCACCCATGGTGAGCAACGTGTCTTCGACAGCGTCGGCACCAAAGTTGGTGACGCCGTCGGTGAAACCACCGCCGGAGATGTCGTTGGTCAAGTCGTTCTGAGTGTGCGTATCCGAACCGCCAGGTGCAGCGGCGTTATCGGCCAAGACACCCTTGAAGGTCGAGACGAACAGAGACTGGTAACGACGACGCCAGTAGTTGGCGACGCGGCCACCGATGGCAGCCATCGGGTCAGCCCCGGCAAGCTCGGCCGTGAGGTTCATTGCGGACCACGACTTGTTGCGGACCAGACGGGCAGCAACTTCTCGGCTGCTGCCGATCTTCGCCGGTGTCGAGTCGCCGCGGTTGGCATCAGTAGGCGTACCGCTTTCGAACGACGCCGTTTGAATGTCAGCAAGCGTGTCAGACGCTACGTTCTCGCCACCGGTCGCATCAGATGCGTCCAAGTCTTGGAAGGACGGGACTTGGAAAGTCTGACCTCCACCGGCGAGCAGTCCGCTGATCACTGGGCTCAGGACGAGAACGCCCGAGTCGATGATGTTGGTTTTTTCCGTGGTCCGTTGCTGGAGGTACGGGGTGAAGACTTCGGGGACGATTACGTCCGATACTTGAACTGCGGCCATGGCGGCTACTCCTGTGTGTCTTGGGAACGTGTGTCAGTTTTGAGTTTTGACAGCTGTGCGCCCTGGCCAGCCCGCGTGTCTTCGACCCTGTCGAAGCCGCCTTCATCTCGACTGTAGGCGTTAGCTACCTACAAGGCAACTCACTTCTTCTCTGGACGGGGACCACCAAACGTGGTTCCGCCTGCTTTTGCCATCTGTTCAGCCTTGTCGCGGCCCTGCTCTTTGAACACACGGCCCTGCTCGGTGACGTTCCAGTGTGCACCCGAGAACGGGTTGTTCGGGAACGCGCTACCGCCGCGGGAGCCTGGTGCATTGCCGCCGCGAGACTCAGGCCACCAATGCGCACGCTTCTCGCGAAGCTCTTGCATGAACACGTCAGCTTCGACGCCGTCGGTGAAACCAAGTTGGTTGACCTTGGTGATTGGACGGCCAGTCGTCTCGTCAAGGGTGAAGATGCTTTGGGCCAGTAGTTCAGCGTCAGGCATCGACTCGGCCGGAAGTTTTGCATCGGCCGCGGTGAGACGGAGGTTGTCAAGGATGACACGGCCGGATTTCTCTGCGCGGAGCGTAACGAGTTCCTCGTTCATGGTGGCCATGGCTTCCGTGGACTTCTTTGCGTCGCGCTCGAGTGGACTGAGGCGTGATCGAACGCGAGCTTCAGTAAGACCTTCGAGCTTCGCGTCGAACTCTTCTTGTGTACCTTTGGTAAGCACTTCGAGCTCCGCAAGGCGAAGCATGTCGGCGTTATACTTCTCGACATCCACATCGTGGAAATCGTGGTACTTCAGCTTGGTTGCTTTGTGTTCCTCGCGTTCCGTTTTCAGGAAGCCTTTGATCGCGTCCACGTCGGCCTGTGTTTTGAGACCGGAGACGCCCGTCAGAACGAACTTGCCGTCGCGCTCTGTGTAGAGGTCTCTGGGATTGATGGATTCGGGTAGATCGTCCAACGTATCGTGGCTGATGTTGAGTCCTGGCATGTCTTGTCCTTTGTTTCGGCCCTGCCGAAGTGTTTGGTCGCCCTGCGACCGAAGTGTTTGTGCAGACACCTTGCCTGCACGAATAAGTATAGGTCAGCGATAGTCGCCTGGGTCAAGTCCGGCTGCTCTAAACGCAACAGCTTCACGCTGCGCGAGTTGTGCGAGTGTAAGCTCATCGCCCCTGCGGTTGACGAACTTGTCAAGCGTCAGTCCTCCCTTGCGGAACAGCCTCGCCTTGCTTATGCCCAAGGTGTCGTTCTGGAACTCCGCACTCTGACGAGCAAGCCACTCAC